TTATTTGTCTACTACATCTTGTTTGTCATTTGTCATATTCTGTCCCCCCAGCTTGTCCCCCGCGCCGTCCACGGTGGACTCCAGGGCGGCGATGGCCTTGCGGAGCCAGGCGGGCACGGGGGCACCTAGGGCACCGATGTTCTCCACAATGCTCCCCAGCTCGGTCATGATATACCAGACCAGCACTAGGACACTCACAAATACCTCATACTGGAAGGGCAGCTCCAGTGCCGGAATGTTGGCGAGGATCAAACCAATTACTCCGTCCAGGATAGCGGCCACCAGGACGGCCACCACGGCCCCCAGCTTGTGCCACAGGCCGTCCCTTGCCACCTTGGACGACCACTCCCCGGCCCGGAGGGCGGCGGCGGTGCCGGTGCCGTAGTCTAGCGCCATACAGAGCAACCAGGCAAGCACCAGCCAGCCAAACCAGCCCCACAGGGCCGTCAGACCGCCCAGCACGGCGGCGACCGCCGCCTTGAATCCGTTGATATGCTCCATATCAATAGTCCCCCCTTACATAGTCGGCCATCTTGCCGATGAGCGCCTGGACGTTGGCGGCGGAGTAGTCCCCGGCCCGCCAGTAGTCCGGGCTGTTGATGATGCCCGCCTCTGCCAGCGTGTCCACGTCGGTGTCCAAGTCGGACACATCCGCCGCCTCGCCCTGGCAGAGGGCTAGGAACGCCTCCCAGGCCCCGGCTGTGGCCCGGATGGTCTTGGGACAGTCCTTGCCGTTCCAGCGGTTGTGCTGGACTACATTGTCCAGCGGGATGCCGTGCTCCTCCATGAGCAGGCGCACCAGGGCAGCCGCGTTGGCCTTAGCCGCCTCAAAGTCCCCTCCCGCGTTGACGCAGATCTCGACGGCGATACTGGTGGCGTTGCCCGGCCCGTCCTTGCCGTCTCCGGCATGGTATGCTGTCTCGTAGTCGGGCAGGTGCTGGACAATAGCGTGGTCGTCCACGGTGTAGTGCCAGCTCACCAGATCATCCTCCCCGGCGGCGCTGTCCAGGTAGGCCCCGTGGGCCGCGGCGTCGGCACCCTTGGCCGCGTTGCCGGTCTCGTGGATGGTGATATAGGTGTCCAGGTTGGTGTCCCTGCCCGGCCGGTTTTTGCGCCCGCCGGAGATGATATGCTCCTGGATGGCAATGCCGTTGTCTGTGACCCGCTGAGGGCCCTCCACGGCCTCCAGATAGGTCAGGGACACCCAGCCCTTATCCGTCCTGCCCCAGCCGTCCCGGGCCTCCAGCACGTCCACCACGGCCCCGCAAGGGTACGCCCCCGCCTTGCCGTAGCCGGTGCCGGGGCCGCTGCGGATGTTGACGCCGATGCTGGGCGTCACGGTGTACTTGCCCATACTCTCCTCCTTGTCCGGCGGCGGCTCTGTGCCGCCCTCCGTCGTCCAGATACACAGATAACCCTTGACCCGCTTGCCGTTGCTGATGCGCTGGCCGTCCCCAAAGTCGCAGTTTGAGGAGCTGCCCGCGTCCAGTCCCAGGGCCCGCAGGTTGGCCGCCTGGTCGTACCGGCAGCCGATGCTCACCAGCTCGTCCCGCAGCGCCTCGGGGGTCTTGGCATCGCGGGTACCGTCGCCGGAGCAGTACAGGATTACCCGCGCCCCGGCCAGGAGGACGGCGGAGCGGCCCCGGGTGCCCTCGTACTCCGGGGAGTAGCTGAGGGCCTTGCCCGGCCCCCTGGTTGGCGTCAGCAGCTCCACGCCGCTGAGGTAGGACGCCCCGCCGTTGTCGGGTACGATGTCCAGGCGGATGTCGGCGCCCTTGTCCCAGGTCAGCCCCCAGCCGTTCCAGCCGGCCGCGGTCTTGACCGCGCCGTCGATCTTGAGGTTGCCGACGGCCTTGCCCGTGTCCGTGTTGTAAAACCAGCTATTGATGATGTACTGGCACCCGCAGGTGGCCTTGACCTGCTCCATAGACCGCCCCCCGGCATCCACCAGGGCGGCCCTGGTGATGGCCGCCCTGGGGATGACTGCTATGTATTTACTCATGGCCCTCCTGCTCCTTTTCCCACTCCTCGCGGGCCGGGCCAGAGATGGGGCCGGGATCGGTGGCGCTCTCCACCAGCTTCGCCATGGCGGCGCAGTTGCGGGGATTCTCGTTCCACAGCTCTACCAGCGCCTTATAGTTGTCCTGGCATACCCGGTGCCAGACGTTGACGGAGGAGGTCACATCCCCGTGCTCCAGGGCCTCATACTGGGGCTTGAGGGCCGCCCAGTCGGGCAGATACTCTGGGTCGAGACCCGTCATGATGTGGTCTACCTCCCGCCCGTGTCGGATGTTGTTGAGCAGCATGGAGCGCCCTACACCCACATCCACATCATTGGCGTTGGCCATGGCGAAGGAGGCCGGAGTCAGCTTGGCAAAGTTCAGTTCGGTGATCATGTTCATTCATCCTTTCTTTTTTCGGCCTTTGGCCGATTTAAACGGTTTCGTCGGCGGGCTTGTAGCTCTCGCCAATGTACTGCTGGTACTCTTCCTGTGTGATGACGCCGTCGGCCACATCAGCCCGCGCCAAGGTACGCACGTCCTCCTTTACGGGGTCAAGGACGCTTTCAAAGGTGCGTGCCCCCCGTTTGATGCTGCGCCAGTAGCTGTGTGCGATTGCTTTTACTGCCATTGCTTTCAACCTCCTAGCATTTCATATATATCCAGCAACGCATCGTCCTGCTGTGCGTTGATAGATTCCTGTTCGGCCCGGCTCTCAAAGAGCGCGATAGCGGTTTCATCAGTCTGCGCCAGAGCTTCCTCCAGGGCCGCCACTCGTTCTTCTACAGATGGCGGCTCAGGTTCCGGCTCCGGCTCAGGGGGCCGCTCGGTGGGAGTGATGCCCACCAGTACCCCCTCCTCAATCTGGAGGTCACACCAGCCATAGGTCGCCCACACGGCGGCCTCCAGGTGGACGGGCACCTCTATGTAGCCCTCCACCCAGCAGGCGCGCCGGTGGCTCTGGCTCTGGATCGGGTGCTGGCCGCTTTCCAGAGGTTCTATTTGGATGATGGTCATAGCTTCTACCCCCGTTTTAGCCAAATGCGACAAAGTGATATTTCTCGTTAGGGTTTGTAGCGTTGTTGGGTATATAAAACCCTGTATCAGTTATCGTTATACCATCTTTATTTGACACGTCATTTTTGTTCCAACGCCATGATAATCCTGGTAATGCTGCATATCTTGCGACTGAATTATCTTCGCTTAAAGCAACAATATATTGCGGCTTAAAACCAAGTTCTATATTGTTTATTGGGTCGCTTGTTGTTGGTTGCCGTCCAACAAAAACTCCCGTAGCCATTTTGGTGTTTTGGGGTCTATCCCTCCCCCATACCTGGAGCACCCCGGCCAGCACGCCAGCGCCGTACACACCGGGGCTGGTGATGACCTGTCCCTCCGTCACCCAGTCCGCCGCCACGGTGCCGGAGTAGATGACCTCGATGCTCTGTCCGGCTGTGCCGCTCTTGAGGGCGATGGCGTCCTGGCTCCCGTCCACAAAGCTGCCCGCAATCTGGTTGCCGGAGATGGTCAAAGTGGTAACGGTGCCATAGCTAGAGTTTCCAGCATCAGCATAGGCGACTATCAAGTTATTGCCCGAGACCGCACATGCGCTGAGTGCTTTTGCAACGTTCTTGCAAAATTGGAATGCCTCTCCAGATTCAAGCGCATCTGCATTTCTTGAAACAACAATTGCAGGACTTCCATAAATGCTGTTTCCTAGAGGAATCAGACAGACATACTTTTCGCCTACTTGAGATATGCTAATCGGATTTTCTGCATTTCCGCTCCCTCGATTCCAAATGGTCTTTTTCTCATTTGGGAGGGAAATCACATTGTTTGATACTTTTAAAAGGCGAACATGTTGATTCGAAACATCAGGCGTCGTGTATGTAGTTTTGAAAAATACTATTGCGTCCGAGCCGCTTACACATACATCAGGAACCAAAATTCGGGAATCCTCAAATGTTACCACCTCGCCCCACGTCACCGCATCGGAGCCGTTGATGGCAGCAATAACAGCCTTGCCTTTGGAGCCGTCGTTGTCGTCCGCGAAACAGATACATACACGTTCCTCGCTTATAGCTGCCGCGGAAATATAACTTTGGGACTCCCCTGTAACATCTCTTGTATATACACTCCCGAGGCTGGAGGAAGACAGCGTATACACACGTACTCTCAGTTTGCTTGAGCCAGCGATGATAGCTTTGTAGACAACCGCTACCCGGCCATTGGGGAGCGTAGCGAATGCATAGTAGCTGTTAAAGGCAGAATCTACTCCAAAACTACCTTTAAAAGAAATGCTTTTGCCTGAAACCGTACCAACATTTACATGTAGCGAACGGTCTTTTAAATACCCTACCAAAAATTGCGTATCACTCAGGCGGGCGGCCATAATATCGGAAGCATTGACATTTTCTATGACTTGCCTATTCGTTTGTCCAACCACTGTTCCAGTATCATCAATCAAATGGACGCAAGGCCAATATGTTGAACCATTTTGATAAAGGTAACACACAACATTTAGATTGTCTGAAAGGCGAAGAACAGAAGTACCAAGAGTAGCCGCCCCGTTATCAAACACCGTCTTCACATTTTCCACCGGCATTGCGCTCTTCTGCACTTTCCCTTCCACCACATCCACTACGTCGCCCGCTTGGATGCTCTGGCCGGAGGCGACCGGGTAGCTGCGTATCACATTCCGTCCAATCACAGGCCCTGCAACGCTGCTACCATCCGGCATAAATACCGCTTCGGCCAGCGTCTGCGGGAAGATGTCGCACTCCTTACCCTGCATCCGCTCCACCCGGTACGGGGCAACAGGCAGCGCTAGGGGCGTCTTGGTGTATGTCCAGCTCCGGGTCTGATTCACGATGCCGCTGGCCGCCTGCACGCTGGCCTTGATGGTGATTCCCCCTGTACCAGGGTCGAGCATGGACACGGGTATGGTGATCAGTTGGCCGCTGGTAGGTGTTAGCGTGCGCTCATGTCCATTGATAATTTCCGTCACTGTAATCTGGTTCCCCGTGTCAGAGGTCACGGAGTACGCCACTGGCGCTGTAATAGTACCAAGATTGCCGTCTGTACCGGAGATCACGAGGGCGGACGTGGGGATAATGCTCACCGTGTTGGATACCATGGGGGTGCTGTATACGCCAGAGATACCGGCGGATACACGATACTGCACGCTTGTCCATCCGGGCTGTATTGTATCGGCGTAGGCCAACTCCGCCCCCTCATATACCTGTGTCCAGCCATTGGAGTCCACCTTACGCTCCAGCTTGTAGCTTTCCGCTCTGTCTGCTACCTCCCAGAAAATATCGACCGACTGGCCAGTCATGGCGGCGCCTGGAACCGTGATGGACTGCACACTGGGAACCACATACTTAAATACATAATAGTAGTTTCCGCTAATTCCGTCTTTTGGATAGGTATTTTCGGATTCACTGGTCACATCTTCAATGTACGCGCCCTTCTCTTTTATGGTCTTGACACCATAATAGACTGGATAAAAGATTTTCCCAGAGAGTGTATCAGGTATTCTATACGCCAACTTACCAGAGCTCGAGATCCAGCCTGCTGTTTTGTTAATTCCGTACGCTTCTTCCGCGTAATACACACCGTCGCCGGTCATGGCTCCATCAATGGCATATGGGTATTGAGCTGCGTCATTCTCCCTACTCATTTCAAGTGCGTTATTGAGGGTATATTTCCCATTTACAGCGCTAAAGGAATAGCTCTTACCAACCCAAAAATTATTGATATCTCCTTGTTTAGGGGCATGCGCAGAGTGATCTTCCTCATATTTGACATTTAAGTTGTATTTTCCCCAGACATAGACCTGTGCCATTACCCCTCACCTCCCGCATAGTCCGCCAGAATCAGGCCATAGAGCGTATTTGCCTTCCGGGAGGCCGGAGGCACCGCCTCCTCCACCTCATAGAATCCACCTATGTCAGGGAGCTGCTCACCTGGCACCTTGCCATCGGGCCCCAGCGTCGCCACGCCATTAGGCGCGCCCTTCTCGGTGGCCTTGATATATCTGGACAGGTCGATGCCCGCCAGCGCCTCCTCCAGCTCCTCGTGGGTTACCCAGACGCCCGCCGGATACTCCAGCGAGACCTCCACCTCTCCGGTGACGCCGATGGCCACGGGGAAGCGGTGTACGTCCAGGCCCTCGGCGATGGGCGGCACCGGCTGGGCCGGGTCGCCCAGGGCGGCGTAGTAGAGCAGGGTGGGCGCGTCGTCGCCCACCTTGGCCATGACGCCGAACTCGGAGAGTGTGAAGCCCTCCTCCAGCCCGCCGCCCATGTCGTTGCGGTACTCCACCAGCATGGAGAGCTGCCCGCCGGCCACCTCGGGCTGGGTGCTGGTGGCCTGGGCCACCGGATCGAGCAGGGCGGTGAGGGCCTTGGCCGCCGCCGCGCTCTCCACCGTGCCCTTGCCCACCCACACCTCGGTGATCGTCAGCCCCTCGCCCGCCGACGCCCGGGCCAGCAGGCCCTCGCCGGCGGTAGTAATGATAAATCCGTACATGCTATTCCTCCTCCATGGGCGGCAGCGTGACCGCCTGAATGCTCCAGAGCCCGCCGCCCACCCGCAGGGCGGCCAGGAGCTGGGCCAGCTCGTAGGTGAACCAGTAATCCAGGTGCGCCGGCTTAATCTCGTTGACTGCGGACTCAATCCCGCTCACATCCGACGGCACGGCGGCCAGATCGGACAGGACGATCTCGAATTGATACTCCGCCGGGTGCTCGATGACCGAAATCTGGGACGGCTCGAAGCCAAAGGAGGCCACCACGCTGCGCAGCATCTCCGCCGTGGTGGCGCCCTGGCCCCGGAGCTTGGCCTTGATGCGGCTCCTCCGGTAGCTGTAGGGCCGAGTGCGGTCGGAGGGCAGCCCCACCCACTGCTCCCACAGGTCCAGCCCCCAGGTGGCGGTGTCCACCCAGAGCTGGGCCAATGTGTCCGACTCGGACACGCGCAGCGCCCCGGCCTGCTCCCCCAGCACCCGCTCCAGCTCGGACACCTGTGGGCTGTCCTGGTAGTAGCGCGGCAGGCGGAACACCAGATTGCTCATGTCACGCTCACCTCCCCCAGTACAGGGATCTCCCCGGCCTGTATGGTCACGTCGGCGGTGCCGCCGTTGACGGTGAGGGAGGCGAAGTTCTCCACCCCCTCCACATTGAGCAGCAGGGCCAGCACCCGGTTATAGAGCAGCGTGTAGGGCTGGTCGTCGGCGGGCTTGTAGTACACCGCGCCGTACTTGCCCTCAATGAGGGTGTGCAGATAGCCCGCCAGTGCCGCCCGGAAGGCGTCCTGCACGGCTCCCGCCCCGCCTCC